GGACTTTTGTAAAGAGTTTCCTGAGGGTGAAGGATCTAGGCGTCAAGATCTTGAGCCTTGTTACATCAGAAATGGCGCAATCTATGCTATGACAAGAGATTGTATTGTTGAGAAGTTTTCTAGAAATGGTGATGTATCAAGACCCTACGTCATGGATGAGTTTGAATCAGTCAACATAGACACATACACTGATTTAAAGCTTGCTGATATCCTTCTAAGAGAAATGTATGAAAATAAGACTTGATTGTCCGGTCAATTTTTTAAGCAATGATGAATTAGACGAGATTCTCGCATCTCGTGGGATGTCTCTGGAAAAAGATGATCCAGAAGCGATTATTGTCAATCCTGGAACAGACAAATTCTTAGATGAATCATACTTTTCTTCATTTAAGAGTTTAAAATACGTTGCTTCTCCGTCGACAGGCACAAACCACATTGATCTGTTTTATCTGGCTCGCAGAAACATAAGGGCTTTTTGTCTGCTTGATGATAAAACATCATTGAAGAATATCCATGCATCTGCAGAATTTACATGGATTCATATTATGAATCTACACAGAAAATTCTTGAATGCAACAAGATCTATTGAGCAATGGAGATCAGATAAGAATGAACTCAATTTAAGATCAAATGAACTTTATGGCAAGTCAATTGGAATTGTCGGGATGGGTAGAATAGGCAGTAAAATTGCAAAATATGCCAATGCTTTTGGTCTAAGTGTCTTTTATTACGATCCACACGTCTCAGATCCAGAAACTCCAGCTATACGAGTTGAATCACTAGGCGCTTTATCAAAATATGACATTATATCGTTGAACTGTTCACTCAATGATGAAACAAGAAATATGGTGAATTTTGGAATTTGGGATGATATTGCTCCGGGAACGATAGTCGTAAACACGTCGAGAGGCGAAGTAGTAAATGAAGACTACATTGTGTATCTTGTTCAAAAAAATCAAATAATGTTTGGTGCTGATGTTTTGCACAATGAGCAAAATGTTGAAAAGCTAAAAGAATCACCCATCTATAAGATGTCAAAAGTTTGCGATAGAGTTGTCTTAACGCCACATGTCGCAGGCGCCACAAAAGAAAGTCAATCTAAGGCACTTGTTGCGGTTCTAAATCTAATAAAGTAGAGAAATGAAAAAAATAACAATAGGCATTTGCTGTTATAGACAAAAAAAATGGCTCTATAGATGTCTTAGAAGTCTTGCATCTCAATGCTTCATTGACTTTAATGATATTGAAGTTATTGTAGTAAACGATGATCCAGGAACAGAAACAGAAATTGATGAGATCGTTAGTAGATTGAATGATATTCTCAATATAAAAGTAATCCACAATGAAAAAAATATTGGCTTACCATCATCGCTGAATAAGATTCTCAATCAAGCAAGAGGTAGATATTTTGTAAGAGTTGATGCAGATGATTATGTCTCTAGGCATTTTATTCATTATCTTACAACTTTCTTAGAATTGTCTAGAAACTACCAAGCTGTTGCATGTGATTATAAAAAAGTCAATAATGTTGGCAGTATTATTGAGCATCATGTTGATTCAAAGAAAAATCCAATAGCATGTGGTATTATGTTCACATACGAATCACTTTGTGAAGTGGGTCTCTATAATGAAGAATTCAAGATGAGAGAAGGGCATGAACTTCTCAATCGCTTTAATAAGTCTTTTTCTATCTTTAATTTACCTGTACCACTCTATCGCTACAGAATTCACAATGAAAATAGATCATTAACTGATGCTGACGTCAGTCTATATGATACAAAACTTGAAAATCTAATCAAAAGTAAGGATGAAAAATAATGATTAATATTGGTGTAATTGGCAACGGTTTCGTAGGTTCTGCAACAGTGGCAGGATTTTCATTACATGCAAACGTAAGAGTCTATGATGAGAATCCAAAGTCATCAATCAACTCATTTGAAGAGACAATCAATGAGTCTGAATTTGTTTTCGTCTGTGTTCCTACACCAATGTCGTTGGAGACTGGCAAGATCGACCTCTCAATTATTGAGAGTGTATTTGATAGGGTCTCTAGGGTCAATAAGCGAGATGACAATATCTTTATCATTAAGTCAACAGTGATTCCTGGATCTGTAGAAAAGCTAGTAGAGTCTTACCCGGGTCTTAATATCGTCTTCAGCCCAGAATTCTTGACTGAGCGAAATGCAAAGCTCGACTTCATCAACGCAGCAAGGATCATCATCGGCGGTCGTGATGATCTTGTCAATAGAGCTGAGCTAATGTTCCGAGACAGATTCCCGCATACACCTATCATCAAGACAGATGTAACGACTGCACAATTCATTAAGTACATGAGCAATTGCTTTTTTGCAACAAAAGTCTCATTCATGAATGAAATGAAGCAAGCAGCTGATGTGACTGGTGTAGATTGGAGAACTGCTGTAAATGGTTTCCTTCTAGACGGTCGTATTGGAAATTCGCATATTGATGTTCCAGGTCATGATGGCATGATGGGATTTGGTGGCAAGTGTTTTCCAAAAGACATCAATGCATTTATTAATTACTTTGATGAGATTGGAATAGATGCAAAGATCATGAAGGCTTCGTGGGATAAAAATATTGAAGTTAGATCAAAGCATGACTGGCTGGACATCAAAGGCGCAGTCACAAGAAAATCTTAGTTGTAAAATTCTATGATTATGCATAGAATAGTCTATGACCTCATTCCCTACTGGCAAGCCTCATATATCGTATTCTGAAGTAAAGACATGGAAAGAATGTCCGTGGAAGCACAAACTTGTCTACATTGATAAGATTGATCTCTTCAAACCCAATGCTAATGTCTCATTTGGAACAATTGTTCACGCTGAGTGTGAAACTTATCTGAAGACACGGCAATTTGATCGAGCTCGTCTTGAGAAAACTCTGCGTGAGACATGGGACAAACACCAGTTTGCTGATTGTGAAAAATGGCTTAAGGAAGGCTTGTTTCTCCTTGATGAAATACCTGCATATTTAGATGCAACTTTTGAAAATTGGACTTGTATTTCTGCAGAACATGCATTATATGAGCCTATTGAAAATCATGATATCAAATTCAAGGGTTTCATAGACGGTATGATTCGTGCAAAGAACAAGCGCGGAAAAGATTGTCTATGGGTTATAGACTGGAAGACATCTTCATCTAGAGGATGGCGAACAGAAAAAAAGCAAGACTTTTTAGTTCAAGCACAGATTGCACTGTACAAATCCTATTGTTCACAGAAATTTGAAATTGATCCAAAAGACATTAAGTGCGGTTTTGTGCTTCTTAAGCGCGGCTCAAAACAAGGAAAATCTTGTGAGCTTGTTGAAATTTCCGCAGGTCCTGTAATGCTGGAAAAATCAAACAAACTTGTCTCATCAATGATCAACGGTGTCATGTCTGGCGTCACTGTGAAAAATAGAATGTCATGCACATATTGTGATTTCAAATCAACTGATAGTTGTCCAGGATCAAATGATTTTAAGCCATTTACCAGTTGAAGGACGGCATATGATTAGGGAGCATGAATAAGAAATTCAAAGTTTTAGTTCTCTCTGATCACGCCTTATCAACAAGTGGTGTAGGCACTCAAACACGACATCTTCTAATGGGAATGATTAAGAAGAGTTGTTGGACATTCAGGCAGTTTGGTGCTGCAGTCAAGCATACAGACTATAGAACAATTGTCGTAAATGATGACTTAATTATCAAGCCTATTGACGGTTTTGGTAATAGAGACCTGCTAAGGTTGACAATTGCTACAGAAAAACCAGATCTACTCTTGATCTTTACAGACCCACGATTCTTTACGTGGTTGTTTGAAATGGAAGATGAGATACACCAGATGTGCCCCATTGCATGGTGGCATGTTTGGGATAATGCGCCTTTTCCAAAATTCAATGATGTCTTTTATAAGTCTACTGACTTGATTAATTGTCATTCTCACATGACATATGAACTAATCAAGGACCAGTTTCCCGACAAGGTAAATTTCATCCCACATGCAATCCCTGATGACGTCTTCTTTCCTCTTGATGATCATGTTAGGAAGTCGTATCGTAGAAGCATGTTAGGACCTGATAAGGACGATCATTTTATTGGTATGTGGATCAATAGAAATGCTCGCCGTAAGAGGCCTGGCGATGTGCTAGTTTCTTGGAAATTATTTCTTGAAGAGCTCCATAAACAAACAGGTCACAAGAAAGCAACAATGGTCATGCACACAGATCCATTTGATCAGGAAGGTCCTAACCTTGTTGCAGTGGCTGATATGCTTGGGATCGCAGATAATGTCATCTTCTCGAAAGAACGAATCGAATTTGACAAGCTAAATCTTCTTTACAATATATCAGACTTCTGCATTAATATTAGCTTTGCAGAAGGATTTGGTCTAGGAACACTTGAGGCAATGAGCGCAGGCGTTCCTATTATTGCCTGCAAGACAGGCGGACTTACGAGGCAAGTTGTAGACCATCGTGACGGTTCACAAAATGGAATTGCATTAGATGTTGATTGTAGGACTTTGGTTGGAAGTCAAATGGTTCCTTACATTTGGGAAGATTACGTCTCTAATGAGAGCATTGCAAAGGGAATCATGGATTTGTATAAATTACCTGATGATAAGAAGCAAGCACTTCGAAAGAAAGTTAGAGATTATGCAACAAGTGAATTTGCGTATCAGGATACAATTGATGCATGGCATGATACAGCATTAAACTTGATTAATACGTGGCGTGAAAAGAAAACAGACTGGGTAGTGAGGACATTTTAATGAAAAATGTAGTTATTCGTGCGCCGATGCTTAGTATCTCTGGGTACGGTGAGCATTCTAGACAGATATATCGATTCTTGTCAAGTCGTGATAATATCACACTCAAGACACAAATTGTTCAATGGGGCAATACAGCATGGTGTATAAATCCTGCAGGATTTAATGGTGACGTTGAAAAGATAATGTCACAATCGACAAACGACACAAGCGGGTTTGATGTTTCATTCCAAGTCCAGCTTCCAGATGAATGGGCAACTGATCTAGCTGCATTCAATATAGGAATAACAGCAGGTGTCGAAACAGATATTTGTAATCCTGGCTGGATTGATGCTATCAACAAGATGAATTTAGTGATTGTTCCAAGCAAGCATGTAAAAAACACGTTTATGCGATCTGGAACAATCACAACGCCGATTGAAGTTATTGGAGAATGGTATCAAGAAGAACTTGACTTGGAGCCGCTTGAATCAATTACATCAATTAAATTTGACACATCATTCAACTTTTTGATTGTTTCACAGCTTACTTCATTGGAAGAGTCAGGCGATAGAAAAAATATATTCAATACGCTACGATGGTTTTGCGAGACATTTGAGAATGATCCAAATGTGGGTCTAATTCTTAAGACAAATCTAGGGCGTGGCACAGAGATTGATAGAGAAAATGTGTTTAGTGTGATCACACAAGCACTTAACGCATTCAGAAAAGGAAGCTTTCCAAAGATTCATGTCTTGCATGGAAATCTCTCTGATCATGAGATAGCATCTGTATACAGGCACCCATCTGTCAAGTGCTTTATAAGCCTTACACGCGGAGAAGGCTTCGGTATACCTATATTAGATGCATCTATTGCTGGTCTACCTGTTATCACAACAAACTGGTCAGGCCAGCTCGATTTTATGAATTTAGGCAAGTTTATCTCGATAGACTATGATCTAGTCAATGTGCCTGCAAACAAGATCGATCAACGGATATTTGTAGAAAACTCACGTTGGGCAAATCCCAAGGAGCAAGACTTCAAAAAGAAGCTTAAGAAGTTTAGAGATAGCTTTGATGTCCCAAAAGGTTGGGCAAATGAGTTGTCATTAAAATGCAAGAAGTCATTCTCAAGAACTGCAATTGTGCAAAATTACACTAAAACCCTAGAAAGCGTCATTAAATAAAATGATCATACTACTACTTGTTTTAACACTAATCGCCTTGTCAATTGCAACAGCTTATTTTGCATATAAGTCATATAAATTTGGTCTAGTTATTCTTCGCACACAAGATGCAATTGAAGATGCGCTTGACGTATTTGATGAAAGATATGCAAAAATGACTGACATTATGCAGAAGCCTGTCTTTTTTGACTCCATCGAAATAAGACAGGTTATTGAGGACATCTCTGTTTCTAGAGATGCTATCCTCTTCGTTGCTAGTAGACTATCTAGTTCGCAAGAGACGAGTACAGATGAAGACAACAATCAAAAAGAAAAGAGTCGCCCGAGCGAATGATCTCAAGCATTACTTTCATTCTGGAACACACGATGCAATCGTAAGTTTTCAAGCAGAAAATGATGCTAAGATCAAATCACAGATCTATGTTGATGAAATTTTTCCTGCATTCAATAAGCTTGTGGAAAATCTGATATTCATACATGGAGCAGTAAGTGTGATCATGTCTGATGAATTCAAAAACGATTGTGTCACATTTTTGTATGAGACACTTAAGAAATTTGATGCAAGCCGCGGCTCAAAAGCATTCAGCTATTTTAATGTTGTTGCTAAAAACTGGATAATCGTTAAAAGTCGTCAAAAGCAAAAGTATTCAAATAGACATGTTAGCATGGAAGATGCAGGCGTAATCTCAGAAATTGAGATCATTCCTTTTGATATTCACAAGCATGATCCGCTTCTTACGACAGAAACAATTCAAGCAAATACTCTTGAAAACATCAATACAATCTTAAATAGAGTCAAAAATCGTCTCTCTTGCGAGAATGACAAGATCTGCATGGACTGCATCTTGAAGCTATTTGACAAAGCTGACACATTAGAAAGCCTCAATAAACGTGCAATTTTTGTCTATGTTAGAGACATGACCAATTTGTCACCTAAGCAGCTGTCTTCCTCAATGTCGTCAATTAGAAAGCATTACAGAGAAATAAGTAAGACTCTGATCTTTTAGGAGATACCATGTCAAAAGCGTCCGTAGAAACTTATACAAATGCACTTGAAAAGTTCAATGAAAAAGAAAAGAAGGTTGAGCATTTCAATGATATGCTTCAGAGCATTAAAGACCTTGATGACAAGCGCAGAATTCTATGGCAAGAAATTTATAATAATGCCACGACAGATCGTGAAAATGCTTCTATCTTGTTCACTGATGTATTGATACAAGTAAAAGGTAATTCTGCTAATCACAATATTTTAGGTCCTGTCATTGTGAAATACATTGAAAGGATGTCAAAAGCAAACGATCAAATCTTGAAACTTGCAGAGCTTATTGTAAAAGAAGACTCACGACAAAATGATACTGCATCGATTTATGACAAAATCGGCAGCTTTGAAGATAGAGATTAAATCATGGAATTGATGTCAAGAATCTACACAGCAGTTGTTGTCGAATATTTCAAACGACCTGTTGAATCATACGATGAAGCAGACGCAATCTCAAAAAAATATATCGATCTCGACATGTCATTCACAACGCCCGAGCGATTGATGAATATGCCACGTGGGTCATTTATTGGAAGGATCTTAGACTCTCATACGGGCGTCGATTTGCGTGTCTTCTATCCTTTCTTTTCTCATATGAAAGCACCGATCAAGCCAGGTGAGCAGGTCTTCGTCCTGTTCAGCGGAAAGATTGGATACTGGATGTCACGTAAGGTGTCGAATTTGATCGCAGAAGATCTTAATTACACCCACAATGATCGATCCGCATTCAGCGTTAACTTGACATCTGATAAAAACCAGCCTGCTAAATTGTTTCCCGACTTCGGCGATGCTGGAATCTCATATACGACAGTCTACGATAACTCTGATGCTATTAAAGCTGAATTCCAGGGTGAAGTCGTTCCGAGATATTCTGCGATAAGCACGGATTTCTCTTTACAGGGATCAAACAATTCACTTATTACACTTGGCAGTGCTTCTTCTCTAGGACAAAATTCACCAAAGACAGGCATGGTGGACATTGTTGTAGGACGAGGTCAAACATCTGACACTTCATCTGGGCATGAATTCTTGAATGCACGTCAATATAACGAGAATGACAAGACGTTCTATGGAAATGTAGATGAGGGCAATCTAGATCTTAAAAATGACCTCTCGAGGATTCATGCATCCATGGGCATGAATCCTGATTCTAGCTTTGGAATAAAGATTGGCACTGATCTCGGTTCAGGTGCATCGATTGTTGAAAGATCAGACAAGATTAGACTTCATGCAAGAAAAGACATCAAGATATCAGCAGAAACAGACACCAGTGCTGTTGGGATCGTGTTGGATGGATCAAATGTCACAGTGACATCAGGTGATGGAAATCAAGCAACAAGAGTCATCATTGATGCAGCAGGACTTCAGGATCAATTAGCAAGTGCTTTATCTGCTATTCTTGCAAATCTTGTCATATTGAATACAGCATCAGAAGTACTTTTGGCAGCAGCAAGCTCATTACCACCGCCGGGTGCAAGCGCGGCCGTCGACGTCGCCGCAGCGGTCCCGCTTCCTCCTCTTGTTAGTGTAACGTCACTTGTAACAAATTTGTCTGCAAAATCATTTAGCTCAAAGATAATGAAGAGCGATTGATTCGAATTGATGTGTTGGGGAACTTGACAACAACATAATTAGACCTATATGGCAACAACATCTACAACAACTACACATACAACAAGGTCATTTAAGGGCGGCGGAAGCGTAATAAGTCAGAGAATCGAGACCGTTCCGTCAGTTGATTCTCCTCCGATAGGCATCAAAACACCATTACGAAAAGCTACAAAAAGAGGCCAATTATTTGACCAGCATCTTGACATCGAATCAGACATAATAGATAACTTTAAGAACATGATTCTCACGAATTACGGTGAAAGACTCATGTATCCTGAATTTGGTGCAAATCTGAACTCGCTTCTAACTGAACGTGTATCACAAGATGATTGGGATGAGAAAGCTTCACGTGCAATTATCAATACGACTCAAAAGTACATGCCGCAAGTGAGTGTGAATAACGTTGTCTGTACACCACAGGCTCCAAAGAATGACGGCTTTTCAAGAATTATTGTAACTGTCACATACTCAATACAACGATTAGGAATACAAGCAAGAAAGCTTGATATCACTCTTACAGCAATGAGCTAACGAATGTCTACATTCAACATCAAGAAAAATCTTGTTCAGAAAAAAGAGAGATCATATCTCAATCGTGATTTCAACTCTTTCAAGTCTGAACTGCTGCGATACGTCAAGACATACTTTCCTGACCAGATTCAAGACTTTAGCGATGCATCGCTTGGTGGAATGTTCAATGATATGACATCGTACGTGGGTGACGTAATGTCATTCTATCTTGATCACCAATTCAATGAATTAAATCTTGAAACTGCTGTTGAACCGACGAATATCGAACGTCAGATCAGACTTGCAGGTGTGAAGATACAAGGCGCATCACCTGCATCTTGTATGGTAAGTTTCTACATCAAGGTAGAATCTGAGCTTGTTAGTGGTGTCTATCGACCTAAACATGCTTATCTGCCTATCATAAGATCAAAGACAAAATTACAAGCAAGCAATGGAACTGTCTTTGAATTGCTAGATGATATCAATTTTGCGAGTATGTCTAACGGCGCGCTGACTGCTGACGTAAGTGTCTTAACATCTGATAATGCAGGCAATCCTCTCACTTATTCATTGCTCAGAAGTGCCCTATGCTCATCAGGTGAGACAATTGAAGAAAAATTTGTCATACCAAACACGTTTGTCCCATTCAGAAACATTACTCTTTCAAGAAATAATGTTTCAGAGATTCTGAGCGTTGTAGATTCTGATCTAAACGAGTACTATGAAGTTGAGTCGCTTACAAATGACGTTGTTTTTAAGCGCGTATCTAACACAGCATCAGACAATGACGTTGTACCTGACAATCTTTATATCGTTCCTGCACCCTATCGTTTCTATACAAAGACAACACTTAACACAGCAGTCACTTCGCTTGTATTCGGTTCAGGAAGAGTAGACACGCTTGATGATGACATCATACCAGATCCTAGTGAAGTTGCCTTACCATTGTATGGTGATAGAAAAACATTCTCAAGAGTTGCAATCGATCCAAATGCGCTACTTCAGACAAAAAGTCTAGGAGTAACACCTGTCAATACAACATTGTCTATCTACTATAGATCAGGTGGAAGTCTTTCTCATAATGTTGCTGCAAATACTATCAGAACAATCATTTCATTAAATACAAAATTCGGTCAATCAGTGCCATCAACAAAAGTTGCACAGATAAGATCATCTATTGAAGTGAAAAATGAATCATCAGCAATAGGAGGTGAAAATATACCTTCTCTTAATGAGTTTAGATCAATTGCTTTGAACTTTAAAAATTCACAATCACGTATTGTGACAAGACAAGATTTGATCGCACGTGTCTATTCAATGCCTCCAAATTTTGGAAGAGTTTTTAGAGTTGGGACACGATCAAATCCAACAAATCCTCTCGCATCAATTCTATATGTTGTCAGCAGAGATCAAGATGCTCATTTGACAATATCACCTGATAGTCTTAAGAAGAATATTGCAAAATATCTCAATGAGTTCAGATTGACTGCAGACTCATATGACATAGTCGATGCGCTTATTGTGAATTACGGATTCTCGTACACAGTTGCATTGACAGATGGCGTTGATGCTTCAACAACACTTCAAAAGATCAACAATAATATTTCATCTTATCTGAGCGTAATCAATTTTCAGATCGATCAGCCTATTGTGATTAGTGATATCTTGAATCTGATTATAAACCAGTATGGTGTAATCTCATTGGAGAGATACAGATTCATTACACGATCAGGAAATGTCGAAGATAGAGTTTACTCAGATATCTCATACAATCTAACATCAAATACTTCTCGTGGTCTTATCAAACCACCTCGAGGCGGGATATTTGAGATGAAATACTCAGACTACGATATAATCGGGAATGCGGTGTAACCATGTACAAAATCATTCAAGCAACACGAGACTCATACATCACCAATAAGATTGTGGGTCAAATTAGAGTGACTGATGCTAATGTAGGGCAAGCAGGTTCTATTGATATATTCAAGCTGTATGATGAAAATGAAATCACAGGCGAAACAAATCCAATAGAATTGTCTAGAGGTTTAGTCTATTTTGATCTTTCTTCAATTAAAGCACTGACAGCTTCTTCATTAGATATAACAAGTGACAGTTTTAAATGCTATCTAAAATTGTCAGACATCTATGGTGGTCAAACAACACCCTCAAATTTCACGCTTGCAGTCTTTCCATTATCAAAATCATTTGATGAAGGCAGAGGAAAAGATGTTATCAAATTTGAAGATGTTGATTCATGTAATTTTGTGACAGCTTCAATGATCTCTACCCCTGTCACATGGAGTCTTACAGGTGCTAATAAGACAGGTTTGCTAGGTAGCAATGATATTGATATCATTTCGTCAGGCAATCTACATGATGATCTAGGGATTGTTAATCTCTTTGCCACACAAGCATTTTCATTAGGAACTGAGGATCTTGAAGTTGATATTACAAAGATTGTATCAGGAACAATTGCAGGTCTTTTACCTGATTGCGGTTTTAGAATCTCTTTTATATCGTCTCAAGAAACAGACACTAAGACACGATTTGTCAAGAGATTTGCATCAAGAAATACAACAAATACTTCAAAACGTCCAAAGTTGATTGTCATCTATGATGACACAATACATGACGATCATGAGAGTATGACATACAACACGAGCGGTTCGATATTTCTGAATAATTTTGATAGAGGTTTGCCTGCAAACATACTCTCAGGTGCAGCAGCAAATTCAATTCAAGGAAATAATTGTATGTATCTGAACATCTTTACAGGATCGTTCAACAAGTTTTACAATGTTTCACAGCTTAAATTTGGCGACAATTTTCAGACAGGCTTTTATACATCGTCTTTTGCAGTCAGCTCATTTAATTCTGCATTATCTGGTGCATTAGGAACTTCTGGATCGATAACATTCAATGAAGTGTGGAAGTCACTAGATCTTTCTGTTGCATACTTCTCAGGATCGATCACAATAAAGTCGCCTACAAGAACAGCGTTTATACAGACACCACAAAGATTTTTTGTCAATATCACGAATATGAGATCATCATACAAAGAAACAGAATCGTACAGATTTCGTCTCTTTGTAGAAGACTTTAATCGTCCAATTGTTTATTCAAAATTGCCTCTTGAAAATACAGGCGTTGTGGTTGATAAATGTTACTACAGAGTTAGAGACTTTGAAAGTGGTGATATCATCATACCATTTGATGATTCTGGAACGATTACATCAAACGATGCTTCCACACATTATTTTGACTTCTTTATGTCATCATTACCTCGTGGAAGAACATACACATTTGATTTCAAGATAATCAATAAAGGCCTCGAGCTTATAATCAATGATGTTGCAGCCAAATTTAGTGTAGAGTAAATACAATGAGATCAAAAACAGGAAATCGACCAAGTTTTAGATCAAGCAATGCTGTTTCTAACGCAGGAAATCAAAAAAATGTATTCAAAAATATCATTAATGCAGATTTACGTCAAGCTTCATCTATTAATACATCATCATTTAAGTATGATCCTGATGGTGTCGGCCTAAGATCTACTCAAGAAATTCCTGTTGATTACACACGATTTGAGAACCACACATTCTTTAATTCAGCACGTGGAAAAGTTGATACTGCATTTGATCTTGTAATTAATCAATACCCGTACGATAAAACTCGCGCAGACATTGAGTTATATCTTGATCAATTGACAGGTTATGAAAAATATGTCTATGACAATTTTCCAAAGAATACAGGATATCTAAACTTCTCAGGTTCAGCAGCACCTGGATCTTCTAACGGAACTTATATTGAAGTAAGAGATGGTAAGTCACTAAACTTTCCTATACTGAATAGTGTTGATTATGGGTCTGCGATTTTAGATCCCGGCATTTCTCCTTTTGCGATTGAAATGCATGTTATGGTGCCAAGCCAGGTAAATAGTAATCAGATAATTGCTCAAAGAATCTCAACAACAGCAGGAATGACACTTGCATTATCTTCTTCAACAAGCACAACAGAATGTAAAGTGTTGTTTCTTGTCTCATCTGCATCTGATGCGTACGTTATTGCATCTGGATCTATCAACAAAGGACAATGGGTTCATCTTTGTGCTCAATTAACACCTTTTAACGGTGGTAAACGCGCAGCAATCTATGTTGACAACAATACAATATACGAATCAAGCGATGACCAAGATTTTGGAAGCATCTCTTTCAGCGGCGCATCTATGTTCATCGGGTCAGGATCGTTACATAACATTCTTGACTATAATTTTATGCCTTCTTACACTTTCTCTGGATCTATTGATGAAATTAGATACTTCAAAGAATATCGTTCATCAACAACTCTTCGTTCATACTCACAGCGTGAAATTTATGCAGAAAGTGGCAGCTTAACTGCATATTTTAAGCTGAATGAACCTTCAGGTTCTTACGCAGGCAATAACGTCGCATTAGATTCATCAGGTAATAAGCTACATTCTTATATCAATAATTACACGACAGACTTACGAAATACATCACTATTAAGCAACCCAATCATTTATGAGAATACCGCATATTCACCTGTCTTATTTGCAAATTATGCTGATGTAAAGAGTCTCAATTCTTTTCTGCTAGATGATGCCGCTGCATACGATGATGAAAATCCAAATTTCATATTGAAATTAATACCGATGCATTATCTTACGCTTGGCGCAGCAGCATCAGGCTTTCAAAAGATAGACCAGAATTTAGGTCTAGCATATTCTGCTGCATCTGTTCCTGGTACAGGAAATCTACAAAAACCGCAGCTTATTCTGTCATTCTTGCTTACATACGCAAAATTCTTTGATGAATTAAAGATATTCTTAGACTACTTCTCACATATCAACTATGTAGAGCTAGATGACCCTGAGTCTGCTATCGACAAGTTTCTTCCATTTGTTGCACAATATTACGGTCTTGAACTTCCAAATTTCTTCTCAAATACAACACCAGACCAGTTCTTCTATGGACAATCACTTCAAAATGATTATGCTCTGGCACAACAGTCATTAAAAGACGTTAGACACCAGATCTGGCGTCGCATTCTTGGAAATTTTAAAGAACTCACCCTATCAAAAGGAACAAGATCGTCAATACGATCGGCAATCTTGTCAACAGGTATTATTCCTGACAATTTCTTCAATATCAGAGAATATGGTGGACCACCTCTGCAAGATCTTGCAGGTCTAAGACAACAGACGCAAGAAACATCAGCAATGCTAGATATGTCAGGATCGCTTTCACCCACTTCATACACAAAAGTTGGAAGCTTCTTTACCCAAATTCCTCACTTCTACACACCTTATCTGTCAGGTTCTAGAGTTGAACCCGGTATACCCGGTGTTGTTGGAACATTTGTTAATGTCGCTGGAACTAATATTTCAAATCAACCAAATGACGGATTGATGACATCAGGATCTTTTTCGATTGAAAGTTTTGTCAAATTTAGATCTTCAACAAGTCATGCCAACACGCAAAGTCTGTTAAGGCTTCAGACAACAGGATCAAGTGAGCCCTCAAACACAGGTTCGTGTCTTCTAAATGTTGTATATGCACATGATGCTAGCACTGAGTCTGGTTATTTGACACTTAAAGTTAGATCAAGCAAACAATCACTTGCACCCGCACTTAATCTTGTGTTGACCGGTGTCAACATGTTTAACGGTGAAAAGTGGCATGTTGCATGTGGGCGTGATCGAGGTGATCTAATAAATTCAGTGTCATCATCTTATTTCTTGCGGTGCGGTTATCAAGAAGATAAGGTGACTTACACATACTTCACGACATCATCGTATTTCTGCGAAGTCACAGGAAGCGATTATTCACAAGACATGTTTCAGAATGTAAATTCATCATACAATGCATCTGGATCTTATCTGATCATCGGTTCACAAAGCTTGGGATCGACAAGCACATATTTCTTGAATAATTCAAGCGACAATGCTTTATCACATTTTGATGGCCTTGTGTCACAAGTAAGATTCTGGTCTAAGAGCTTGAATTCACAAGAAACACTCGAACATCTTAGGAATTACAGATCACTTGGTGTAGAAGATCCAAAGATCAACTTCAATTTCGACACAGAGTCATCAGGCACATTTGAGCGTCTCAGGGTCGATGTAAGCATCGACCAAGCAACAACAGCATCGAACGCATCAGGCAGCATAAGATTGTTTGATTTCTCTCAGAACAATTTGCATATGTCAGGTAGCGGTTTTCAACAATCAGTAAGACTTATCAAACCGGAGTACTTTGCCATAAACAGGATATCGCCTAACATTGATCTTCTTCAGTCAGATGATAAAGTTAGAGTTAGAAGTCTTCTTGATCCACTGGCGACAGACTCATATACATCACCTGCTCCTGTTTATGAACTTGGACCAGATACATCAATTAATGACGACAATAGACTGTCAATCGAATACTCAGCAATCAAGGCGCTGAATGAAGACATAATAGGATTGTTTGGCGACACAAGCTCGATAGACTCTGCGTTAGGACATACGTCATATATGTTTGATAACACCTACCCAGATCTTGAAAAGATCTCAAAGGTCTATTTTGATAGGCTTGTAGATCCAGTCGATCTCAGGCGCTATCTTGATCTCTTTAAATGGTTTGACTCATCATTGACAATGCTTCTCAATCAGCTTATACCGCGAAAAGTAAACTTCTTAGGCGTGAACTATGTAATTGAGTCTCATATTCTTGAACGACACAGGCACAGGTATCTGTTTGATAAGCAATATCTTGGTGCAGAACGTGCAAAGACTGATCTTGACATATACTTGACTGCAGTTGAAGCTGTGATAAAGAGATACTAATGAATTACTTTATAGACTCAGGAATCAAAAAACTTGAACGCCAAATAACAACTGGCTCAGTACAACCAGATGACACAATTTTGATTGATGCATATAGGCAAGGTGTTGAAGTAAATCTTGTAAAGTATTTCATGAGATCAACACTTCCGTATATGTCATCAAAAGGTTTTGCAAGATCTACGATCAATAATCGTCTTGTTCCAGATCTTGACATGCGAGACCTGGGTCAACAGGTAGAGATCAATAATATCGTGGCATTCGAAGACACATCTGAGCGCGTGTCTGCTAGAGATGTGCTCATAAATAATCTGATCTATCAGACAGCTGTTGATCCTCTCATCTCAGTCGACGTAAATGATGGAAGAATCGTTGTATTTTCTGATTCTGGCAAAATAGAACTTGCAAATCAGCCACAACAATACAATGCAAGAGGCGTCCGAGGAAGCATCACATCAGTGAGCATATTTGACACTTACACATATAATGCTGATGTAGCTATTATTTTTGAAGATGGTGTAGGCAAATCACTGAATGTCACCATACCAGGATTCATAAGATCTAACGAAATGTCAAATCCATTTATTGAGAAAGATAACTTGACAAACCTTGGAACATCAATCGAATACACGTATATCGGTCCTAATGAGAAGACATTTTCACGAGGATTCTCATATTATGGATCTAATTCTGGCACAGATTCTATATCATTTGGTGGTTTATTAAGATGAAGACAAGAATTCTGAATATCTCACCTCGGGCGCAGCTTAGTGCTAATGATAATGCGCCAGGATCTTATCCAACATTACTACGCTCCGGTGATGAAAGATCGTTAGGTAATGATCCGATTTCTTTTGATGATAGCAAGACACAAATATATGAGTCTAGGCAAGTCTCGATGCCTTACAATATTTCAAGAACACAGGCGCAATCGTCAGGATTTCTAACAGGAACGATTGAAATTACAAAAGTTCCTCATCCATCAACTCAATTCTTGACAAAATTTGTAGACAATTCATATGCACCATTCAAAGAATCTAGAAATCCTGCAGCATTCTTTAATCAGACAGATATCTCAGGAACAAGCACCACATCATACCCGGGATTTTCATCACCGCTAACAAGTAAAGTGATGATTGAAATAGACATTACACCTTCATCAATCAAAGATTCATATAAGATGGATCCATTTTATGCAAAAAATCCACTGTACCAGCACGGTAGTGGGTTTATGTACTTTAATTTTGATAAAAAGCAATGGGAAGATATTGGTCTAGTAGAACCAGGAACAGGTGTTTCAACAAACTATAAAATTAGTGTCAATATTAATAGTGATCTTAAGGCTATTCCAGCTAGTTTAGAAAAACAAGTCGGTCAATTTACACCATCTCCTGGTGTAGCAATATCATCAAAACTTGATACAAAAATAAAATTAGTATCGCTTGGTTATGAAAAGATTGGAACACCTACAGCATTTTTTGATGCACCTCGTGCCCCACGATATCATGCAACTTCAAGCCAGACTATCAAAATGTCGAATTATATTCAACATCCATTTGTGCTCGAGAAAGTTTATGTTGAGATGCCAGTTGTAGGGCGCAGAATACAAGATGAAACGGTGTCAACAATTAAAAAAGGCGCGTATAAAGACATTACAAATCATGTATTTTTCATCTACAGACAAAATAGAGTAAATTCTACGATCGATAGTGTGTCTGATGTTTCTTCAAGTATAAGATCGCTTGTTGCAAATGAATCTTTCTGTTTCTATAACGATAATTCAATTTTTGCTGGCGGTATCCCAATACATGACCCACCTGTTATGATCAATCATAACCAGACGCTAACTGTAGCAGATAGTTCATTCAAAGGAACAACATTAAAATTGCTGTTCACACCTAAGATCTATGATCAGATGTTCACTGCAATAACGCAATATCCGTTTGAGATTGATCCTACACCACCTCCACCTGCAGGTTTTGGTCGACCATTTGGTATATCACACTTCTGGGGAGGCGGAACAAAAACACCTAATCAGTCAGGTTCATTAGGCGCATTCAGCAATACGCTAGAGCACGATATAGTAAATTATAATACACTTGCATATCCAGGAAGAGATCAGTTACTGGCTAATCCTGCAACACACCCAGAAAACTTTGTGGGAATCAAACATTATACGTTTGATCCTAGACCTATGCACTCAAGCACATGGAACAGCAAGACAGGCCCTAAATCATTATTATTAAATGAATTTTTTACAGGTTCAAGTCCAGGCGGCATTGTGTTTAACTATGACGTTGGTGCTACAACAGTACGAACATCGCCGCCGCTAACGATCGGTCAGAACGGCGGAGCTTTTTCTAGAAACACACCTTATTTATTACTTCCAAGCGACGAATTGATATTTGGTCTTGATTCAGGATTTCATTCAATAATCTCGGCATCTCTCGGCGCAGGTACTTTGAATTTTCCAGTTGCACACAATTTAGCTGGAGCAGATGTATCAGCATCTAGCATGACTGGTTCTATGTTAACAATACCTACACAACCGGCTAAAGTCCTCCTATACGGATCATTGATATTAAATAATGTTGAAAAGCTGCCTATGCTGAACCAGCAGTTAACGTCTAATGCGTTACACGAAGCAATTCAAGACGTAATCGTTGATCAATTCGACATTAGTGAACGAATTCTATACTCAGGATCTTATCTCGATAATTACATTACAGGCTCATTCATTAAAGACGGCAAAAGAGGTGTCGTTGGACGAGATTCTAGCGGAAACACTTACCCATATTTTATGATGAACAGGTTCTCATCACAGGCGTGTTTCTCAGAATTGCAGGTGTTGTCTGATCGACTTTATCCTACAACGGTGTTTCGTGCAAATCACTTCGGATATTATCGAGATATACTTGAACAACGTCATGATTCAAAGAGATATGACACAAGCTTTGTCCAAAAATCAACAGGTCAATTAAATTTTAATAAATCAACTTCTACGACACTCACAGCATCACCAACAGCATGCATTTTTGTATCACAATCATCAGATACAGTTGTGCTTCCATTACTTACTAAGTCAAGCAATCTTAGCACAGAATTTACTTGTTCACTTCCATTCTTTGATAACATATCAAGAAATAGATCAAGTGGCACAATCACCAATAACACGCCGTACGCTCCGTCTACAAACGTTTTGAACAAGGCCTCGTCTCTTTTGTCTTCGAAGTAGCGGCACAAAAGATAGTTAATAAAGCATGGCAGGAATACTAAACCCAAAATCTAGAATCATGGATCTAATCATGACGCAGGAAGGCAAGCGACAGCTCGCCTCAGGCGACTTTAGAGTTGCGTATGCGTCTTTTACAGACCGTGGTACATTTTATGACAAGTCGTCTATCACAGGATCTTATGACGATGCAGTGACACGACCATTTTTCGAAGCATGTTGTCTTCCATTTGATTCAATCACAATTGAATCAAATGATCATGGAAATGTGCTTCCAAATGGCGTGAATGTCAATAATAATGGTGATCGTATTATTGTGACAGATGGAAAAATTTCAACAATTAAAGATTCTTCTCCATTTTTGAATAATGCAAACAATGACTCAAGATTTGCATCGCTTGTTGACAACATAATTGGTAATACGACTCACAATTTCAGGAAGCAAGGAATTATTGCATCAAGAGATCCAATTGATGACTCAGACCAATTTGTTGTTTCATCAAATAATGTTAAGTTTAACTATTCAAATAGCGGTCCGATACCAGGTGATGACTTGTATCCTGCAGTTAGCCAGGCACCTTCGCTTTTTACACATAAGCGATTTTCAAATTCTCTCAATTTTAGTTATCTTCCACCTGTTGTCAAGACTAAAGACGGAATGAAAGTAATGGGTGATTATCCTAATGTGAAAGAAGTAGATTCTTACACATATAGTGAACTAGTAGCTGATCTTATTGGCAAAGATGCCGAGAGCCCACGTTGTCCAAACCAGACAATTAGATTTGTCGAGACATCACAGACAAATGATATTTGCTTGCAAGCATTTGAGCTCGGTTCAAGCACAGTCAAAAAGCTAGATATGGTTGATTTTGGCGAGTTTAATGTCTCTGATGATCTGGAACATCCAACAAAACGTGTCGTCTTTTTAGGCAAGGTGTTTGTCGACAGATACGGATCACCAACGTATGCCAATATCTTCACAATCATACTGGACTGACATATGCCTAAGATCATTGTACCGAATAATGCATGGGCCCAGTTTGATCAGGTAAACCCTGCAGAAATAATCGATCATCAGCAAGACACTGTTACTGGCGTAATGAATTTTACTTATCGTGTAAGATTTTCTGTCACATCGAAGGAATTCTTTATCAATAAGGTCTACTTAGCATTTTCGCTTGTAAGTCCTGTCAAGTCTCCTAAAAACATGTTCAAGAATCAGAATATCAAGACGTCTAATGATGCTATCAATGCTATTAAGAATTTTGATAAAACACGTGGAAGCAATTTCACGTCAGAGATTAATGCATTTCATACGATAGACATTTCGTTGTTAGACGCAAAGAAAGGTTATGTTGATGTCATTATTGAGAACAAGCAGACAAGTTATCAAGTTGTTCAAGTCTATTTTTTCACGCGAAATGCAAATGCATCACGTGTGATAGCAAATACAACATTTGAGAGATCTGAGCAGATCAAGCGCTATGTAATGCCATTTTCTGATTTTACTGTAGACTCATCAATAGTGAAATTCAATAAACGACGTATAGGCATCTCATCAAACGACACACGTATCAAGAAATTTTTAATCTACTCAGCAAATCTCTATGGTGCTTATCAACGACAAAAAGATGTTGACAATGAACCTGTATCTGTTGAAGTCCAGAATGGACAATCTTTTATTGACATTAATGAAGTCGATACAATTGCAAGATCATATCGAATTGTTCCAACATCAATTTTAACAGGAGCCCAGTCATCGCTTTATAAGGAGATCATTGTCAATACACAGAATCTTTCAAGCACAAATTGCCTGATTTATGCGACTGCAATGTCAACAACAAGCGTCACACTGTCTGTGTCATCAATACCTTCTAATTGTATTGCACTGACATTGCTTAGAAGAAATATTACGCAGCGAGAAATTGTCTATTCAACTGTGCAAGAACTATCTGATTCTGTGGCTAGCCAAATAGTGCTTAGAAAGCAGTGCTTTAGTCAGAGCACTGTTACGTTTGAAGACAAGACGCTGTCGCCTTACAATTCATATGATTACAAAGTAAAAATGGAATTCAGGAATGGTGATGTTCGCACATCTGACGCAAACTACATGGCATTTCCTCAGATACTGCAAGATATTGCATCACTTCAAGTCGAGCCTGTAGATCAAACTATTGGAAATACAACTTCATCAAGAACCTTTAATGCATCAGTTATTTACAAAGAATCATCAAACACTTCTAAAGTGCTCAATGATCTAAAGACACTTGGCATAGACAACTTATTCCAAAATGAGATAAAGAATCTGTCAACGCAGTTAGACCCTATCATTGGAATTCTTGTTACAAAGACGACACTGCTATCAGGATTTGAAGAGCGCGTTGGAACATTTAGTCAAGGACAGATCATTTTAACTGACTCGATTGCAGAAGACGTTGTTTATCGATTTGAGATTTGCATAAAATCTGCACCAGACGTAATAGAAGAGATTGGCGGATCATCAGACTTTTTTGATCTTGGCGGTCATAAAAATGCATTATCACCGCTTATCGGGTCAAAGATCTTGTCTGTTGGTCAGATCCAGAATAACAGCAATTTCACACAAAAGTTCTTTAACAAGAGCGTAATTACAAAAGGTCAACTTAAATACGGCAAGACATCAGAATCATCAAGTGTCGGTATAGAGTCTGGAAGAACAAATATCTTTGTAACATTCGCATACCAAAATATTAAAATTGTTCCAAAGATTACTACATTCAAAGTCGTTAATAGAAATGACGGAGTCATTCTTTCATGGAAAGCAGAAAACTTAGATGATGTTGATAGATTTGAAGTGATTTCGAATAATGCAACATATCGCTGTATTGCTTCAACAAGATTGTCAAATTATTTTGCAACAATCAAGGGCAGCAAAGATAATACTTACAAATTGAAAACAGTCTCAGTCACAGGCGAAACCTTAGTAGTGGAATTTCCAAAATGAAGCCAGATTTAGTATTTCAGACAGGTATTGAATCTCTTTCACAACCTCTAGACGTTGTGTCAGGTGTAAGCTATGTGCCAAAAAGAGAAACATCCATAATAGACGCAGTCGTTATAACTCCAAATTCTGATGATGAATTGTCACTTAGCGAGTCGGGTTATGATAAATTTATTGCTACGAAAGGAATTAATTCGACACTCGCATCTGTGCTAGCAATAGTTCCACTTCGTAAGGAGAGCGCAGAGGAATCAGTCATCACTGTACAGCGTGGATTGAACAAGGCAGTGCTGGCAACAGCAACAGAGATTGTCAATAGCTTGACAGGATCATTTACAGCGGCCCAGACTACTGACTTTAATTCTGGCTATACGACAGAATTCAATAATGCTGTTGATAATATCATAGCTGCTTATCGTGCAAAAGTTAGTTATCTTGATTTTATCGATGACTTCTACAATTTGCAATCAACAGATGCTACATCTTGGATGCTAATCAATCCAGAAATTGTGTACAGGGCAGCGGTGTACGGCGTGACTAAAACAAAAACTTCGATCGATTTCACTGTCAAGAATCTTAGCGGTTTTTTGCAAGCATCTAGCACATCTGCATGGGCAACAGATATTCTGAGCGTCACAGATACAGATAGCAGATTGAATATCACTAAAATGGCACAACTCGCTAGAAACTGTTACGGTGTGCTCAAATATTCAGGAATAACGACAAAAGCATCTCAAGACAATACATTCACAATTGAATCTGTTTCTAATGACGTGTATGATCAATCTATTGAGATGTTAGGTTCAATCTATGACAATTCTTATAATTTGAATAGCACGATGCTAGAACAAGTCGCAGATTGTATCTTCACTACACTTTCAAAAGATATAAGTCTTCAATATTCGAGTGGCTTTAGTGATCCTGGTGCAGATGTTAAGACAGTATTTAGAACTGCATTAGGAGGACTATCAGATCTCGGCAATGAACAGGACTTAAGTTCAAACAAGAATTGTGGTGCCTTTAGCGAAATTCTTAGTTTGACAAATGAAGGTCTCTTTGTCTTAAGTCTAGACAATGCATCACAAAGTCAATCATTTTTAAGCGACTATGTAGTCGCCGACCAGTATTATCTGATTGATCCGCTCGCAAATAATCCTAGCTTTCTCGA